GGTCTTGGGTCTCGCAACCCTGGATTTGAGTCAGGCTAGTGACAACATAGCCTATTGGTTAGTCTACCTCCTCTTCCCGAGAAAATGGTTCGATTTGCTCGAACTATCGCGATCTGATAGAATAAAGATCGACGGGGAGAGGCGGGAACTGGAGAAGTTCTCGTCAATGGGGAATGGGGTGACGTTCGCGATTGAGACGGTGATTTTTCTCGCCGTCTGCCTAGCGTGCGTTCCCAGAGGTAGCCATCAGCTCGTTACGGTTTATGGGGATGATATTATATGTCCCCAGGCCTATGCGAGAGATGTGGTCGGTGCGCTGGAGTTTTTGGGCTTCAGCGTGAACCAGAAGAAGAGCTTCCTGGCAGGAAGGTTCTTCGAATCGTGCGGAACGGACTGGTTTGAAGGCCAGAACGTTCGCCCTTTCTACCTTAAGGAGCAGACGGACACGTCGGATAAAACCGGTGCGCCCTATGTTCTGCAGGTAGCAAACGCGTTGAGGCTTTATTCCCAACGCACTTCACCAAGTGGTCATTGCGACCCCAGGTGGTTCGGACTATGGCAGGCTCTTGCCGAGCTTGTCCCCGCTCCATGGGGAGATCACTACATTCCACACCAACTCGGCGATACCGGGCTAATTTGCTCCCTCGAGGAAGCAAAGGCACTCGGTAAAGTCCGACGTCCGCAAAAGAAAATCCCGATCAACGGGAAGCGGGCTAAATGGGTGGATTCCGGCGAAGAAGGGTATATGGTTAAGCACATTGCGTGCGCGCCAGTCTACAGGTGGAAATATTCACTTGGTACTCTCTACCTCAGGCTCGATCTTTTGAGTCGAATGGAAGATGGGTTTGCGGTTGATCAGGAAGCAAGGACTGCTACTGATCCTCTGCATAGACGCTCGTTAATGCAACTAGCTGAGATGCTAGTGAACGAACGCGTACAGCGTAACCACGCACCAGATTGGATTCGACCTGGTTTGCAATTCGATGGGCGTGAGCCCAAACGAGGCTACCTTGGTCGGCCAGTCTCCAAGTGGGTCCTAGCGTCAAGCTGGGATCAGCGTCTTAGCTGGTCTACTTTCGGCTAGCTGACTCTTTGGTCTTTGACCTGGGTCCGGGTGGATTTCCACTCTTGGTTAGGG